GAAACGCACCGACCTTGTAGTGAAGGTTGATACGGTCGATAAGAGGAAGAGTATTGACATCTACATCCTTGACACCAAAGAAGTCACGCTCGAACAATTCACGATAGCCTGCGTAAAATGATTGTACAAGACCAGGGTAACGTGACTTGATGTTGCGCTCGATACGTGCGTCCTCAATGACATTGAGAAAGCCTTTAAGTGTAGCGTCCTCGCATACTGCATCATGCCAGCCTTCAGCAGGTGTGTCCCATGCGTGACCAACTTCGTGACCGATAAGCAGGTCTTGAAGTGAGTTGGACATATCCTTCCAGTTAGGAATGTAAAGAGTACGGGTCGTAGGATTGAAAGCAGCCGTAGGAATATTTTTCTGCTCTACAGATATATTCTCGGTAGCAAGTAGCTTAGCTAGAATTGACTTTGTTTCGATTTTCATATGACGGTCCTCACAACCTTTTCTCATTTTGTCCTACTATTATAGCACCTGGTTGTGAGGATGTCAAGCATTTATTTCTCTAAGGAAATCAATGACTTAGGCTTTCTTAGCCCTCTTTCGAGGGTTTTTTGGAGCTGTTTCGGCAGCTTTTTCGGCTTCCAGTAACTCATTTCGCTTCTGGAGTCTCTCGGTGACTTCATCTGGAGATAACCAATAGTCTTTACCTTCTAGTATACTATCAATTTCTTCCTGTGTAAAGAAGTCTCTGTAAATACTTTCCATGAGACCACGGGCCCACTTGTCATTGTGATGGACTTGTGCCATCATCTCATTTCCCTTGCCGATAGTACCGCCAGAGAAATTGTGGAACATAAAGATACTGTGATCTGAAATTTCACAAACATCTGCCATCAGGAACAAGAAAGTCGCTGCCGACATACAAGCTCCTTCAACTGAGGCGACAACCGTTGCTCGTGATTCTGAGATTGCTCTCATCAACTGAACCGCTGTCAGTGCTTGCCCGCCATAGCAATTGATATGTAGATAGACTACATCTTGCTCACCAGATGATCGAAGAATTTGATTCCACTCCGCATAATCTTCTGGACTGCCAATTGTGCTGTTCAAATAGAAGTCTAGTATCTGTCCTGTTGGACGATTAAATACTCCTCGTACTACTGGAGCTACTTCGAAGTCTCCACGATCTTTTACCATTCTACCCATACTAAACTCCATTTATATATTATCGTAATAACGTGTCACTGCTTTTATTTTTTCTATCTGTTTGTCTAGAATTTCTGTACGATTGGGCCACAGTATGTAATCCTTCTCAGGATTCTTTTGAAGATTATACAGTAGAGGTAAGATAAGATCCTCTACTTGCTTCAACTTAGACGCAACATCTTGCTGTACTAATTCTCGATGCTCATTTATCATGCCATCATTGTTTGTAGTTCTGACTAAGCCTTCAAGTCTTTCTAGTTTGTCTAGAATAGTTTGTAGCTGCTCGTCATCTACTTGTGCTACTACTGGCTGTGTTGGTTCACTCGGCGTTGAAGGTATATCATCTACCGCAGTGAAACCAAAATCCCAATCGTCTGACATTACTGTCTCCTGTTCCAGTCTTGATCCCAAGTCACTCGCTTGAGTTTTCTTGATCCGTTAAATTCTCGTCTCTGATGAATAGTACTCCAGTTGTCATACACCACCAAATCGTTTAGCTCCCAATTGTGAGCATAGTATGTTTTTTCTGTGTTGATATGACTCATCAGCTTTTTAAAATATGATATCACATCTTCATCAAGCCTGTCAACCCATTTCGTAAAGCAAGGGTCTATCATCAATGCATATTTATTATCAACAGGATGCAGATTCAAAGCAGGTCGCCTCATGTAACCTTGCCACGGTGTTTCATATGGTGCCTTGCAAAGTATGTTTGTGCTTCTCAAAAATTCATAATCTTCTTTTGGCAATTGGTTTTCGCAATCTAAAGTGTAAACAAACTCAGTCGGTGCAGATTCTCCTTGCAATTCTACTGCGTATAGTAATCTATTCGGAAGAACTTGACTAGGAAAATGCGTGAGGTCTATGTGCCAAGGCACATGTTTGTTGCCAAGAATGCCACTTTCTGAGACAAGCTCTACATGTCCTTCATTTTCAGCAGTCTGATCTAATCCAGACATTTTGGTTTCTGTAGCTCTGTCCCATACAGAGCCAAATATTTCAGCAAACTTTTTTAGTTGAGCATCGTTTAGACTTTGATTCTTAAAAATAAGAATTTTTCTATCTAAAAATAGATCGTATATTTTTTCTGATTCAACAAAAGAAAGATTTCCGCAGTCTATATCCTCAACAACAGAAACCCATTTCTCTTGTATATCAGTTATCTTCATGCAACCTTTTTCTTTTTCATTTGTCGTAAAACTTTCTTATCCAACGCCTTCAGTGCTCGCTGAATTTTCAAACTTGATGCTCGCATAGTAAAGTTCTGACCTACCATATGGTCATATTCATGAAGTACCACTCTTGCATATACACCGCCGAATTCTTCTATGATTACTTCACCATTAACATCTTGATACTTTAGAGTACACGCATCTGGTCGTGTCAAGTTCAACCAAAGACCAGGATAAGAAAGACATCCTTCTCTCATAGTAACGCCTGTTTTAGACACTGATAATAATTCAGGATTAAAAAATGTTTTTTCCTGTAATCCAGATCCACCAATCACAAATGCTCGCATGTCAAGACCGACCTGATTCGCAGACAGACCCACCCCGCCGAACTGTTTCATGCCTAAGATAAGTCTCTTGCTGATCTCTTTAGCATCATCTTTTTCAAAATCAAAAAGTGCTGGTGCTCTTTTTAAAAGAGGATCATTGAATGATATTAGTTTTTCCATTATTTAACCGCCATAACTGAGTAGTTGTTCTTCTTTTCAAATCGTATTACACTTCTAAACTTATCGAAGAGTTGATCTCCTTTGTGAGAGATTACAAAAACATTTGTCTCTTCACCAATAGTATTTAGAAGTTGCATTACATAGTCTGTTCCATTTACATCTAGTGAGCTATCAAACACCTCATCTAGTAGAAGTAGATTAGTGCTTGCGCTGTTCTTCATCTTAGCAATTGTTCGCCAAGTGAAGACAAGTGCTAAGTCAATACGCTGCTTCTCACCTTCACTGAATGAGGCATAACTAAACTTGTCTCTGTGCCTTGACTTGATTGTCTCTTTGAATGTCTCGTCAAGATCAAACTGAACAAAGAAGTCCATTGCCTTTAGATACTTGTTTACTAATTTATTTATTACAGGTAAATACTGACGAATAATTTTAGTTTTGATACCAGAATCTTTTAACAACGACTCGGCAATACTATTGTATTCTTGCTGCTCACTGTAGTCAGTTTTCTGTTCTGTTTTACCCATCAATTCTTTTGCAATGTCTTTTAGCTTTGCTGTCTCTTTCTCGATGTCGCCTACCTTGTTTTCAGCGTCAGTCTTTTCTACAACAAGCCTTTGTAGAAGAGTTTGGCTAGACATAATACTATTGTTAGTGTCTATAATCTTCTCTTGTATGCCAAGAAACTCTTCGTAAGTTTTGTCTAGTTCTTCCCACTGTTCAGCAAGTTTAGTGTTGCCTTCTTCGAGTTCGTTTATCTTGTATTCTTTCTCAGAAGTAATTGTTTCTTTGAACTCGTGTGGTATGCCTTGCTTACATGTAGGACAGTCATCGTGATTGTGATAGAAGTCTAGTTCTTTTTTCTGCTCACGAATCTTTCTAGCGAATTCTGTTTTGAATGCTTCTAGTTTCTTTCGCTTGCCTTCTATGTCACCAAAACTTTCTTTTACTTGCGTGTCTAGTGTCACTTGCTTTTGTAAAGTGTCTAAGGTAGTTTGAAGATCAACAATCTCTGCTTCAATCTTTGTGACTCGTTCCTTCTTGTCACTCTCAAGCGTCTCGATGTATTGCTTCTGTACTTTCGCCTTCTCTTTAGTGACAGTGATCTCGCCTTCGATGAATCTTAGCTTCTCTTTCAAGTCATTGACTTTGCCTTTCAACACTTCTTTCATCGTAGTAAAGATTCGAATGTCCAAAATGTCTTCGATGATTTCTCTGCGAATATTAGGAGTCAACTGCATGAACGGTGTAAATGAGGCACTGCCAAGTATTACAATCTGTGTGAATGACTTGTAGTTTAGCTTGAGAATATTTTCTTCTAGATGCTTTTGATAGTCACGAACACTGGCGTTCTGATCTACCATATCGCCATCTATCTCAATCTCAAACACACCTGGATTGCTGCCTCTGCGAATCAAATATGACTTTGAACCAATAGTAAACTCAACTTCAACTAACATTGCTTTTCTGTTGATGCTGTTTACTAGCTGCGGCTTAGATATATTTCTGAAAGGCTTGTTGAATAGAGCAAAAGTAATAGCGTCCAGTAGAGTAGACTTACCAGAGCCATTGTCACCCAGAATCAAAGTGCTGCTACTTTTGTCTAATAAAACTTCTGTCCAGGCATTGCCCGTAGAGAGGAAGTTCTTCCATCTAATCTTGCTAAATTTTATCATAATCGTTCAAAAACTTTTAATAGTGTAAGAGAAATCGTGTTATGCTGCGTCTTGCGCTTCCACATAAAGCGATTGTAACAAGGACTTCAATCGTTCTTTATCGACATTGACTTCGATGCCGTCTACATAATCTTTCAGTAGTGACATAGTATCTTCTAAGTCTACGTCTTCTCCGATTGCTTCGTCTTCAAATTCAGATAAGTCTTCAATGATTTTAAGTTCAATCAGGTCGCATTGATATAGATTATCTATAAGCGCATCGAACTTAGCAAAATCTGTTTTCTTTACTACGATTACTTTTATGCAACAGCCTCTAACTGCGTCAAAATCGTAAACAAAATCACCAGTAAAAAGTCCAGTGTCGGTGTCATCATAATAAATCTTGTGAAAGAGCTTGTTTGGATTGTTGACATAATCCAATTTCTTTTCTTCTGTGTCATAGATTGCAAAGCCTCGTGGATCGTCATAGTCTGACCAGGTTATCTCGTAAGGATTACCCATGTATGTAATATTACCTTTGGTATGCCTATGATGAAAATGACCGCTAATAACCATAGGCAAATGCTTAAACATGCCAGGATCCATACCATGAGGATTAGGGGATCCACGATACATGTCATAACCAGAGAACTCAAAGTGTCCCAAGCATATGTCAGCTTTTGATTTAGAGATGATTTCAAATGACTCTTCATAGTTTTCATTACATATCCAAGGCACAAATAATACTGTGCTGTCGCCCATCTTGATTTCAGTAACCTTCTGATACAGAGCAATGTTGTTATAGTCTCTCAACAAAAGATCAGGAGAGTTTACATCGTTAGTGTTTTTGAAATAGGTATCGTGATTGCCTGGAATCATATGTAAATCGATTCCACGCCTTTCTAGCTCGTCAAAGAAATATTCCTTACAACTCTTTAGAGTATTAAAGTTGATATACTTTCTTCGGTCGAATGTATCTCCCAAATCAAATACAGTTTTGATACCTTGACGATCTAGTTCTGGAAAGAATACTTCCTCATAGAACTTGCGAAAGTGATTGTCAAAGGCTATTGAGTCGCTTCTTGCACCAAAATGCAAGTCTGTTACCATTGCAAATTTCAAAGTTATGCCTCGTAAATAGCTGAGTTAGCACCGTGTTCTGCTACTTCTACTTTCACACACCAACAACGATCATCTGTCATCTTTCTTACTAAAGCATCAGCAAATGTCCAAGCATGTTCTGCAAACTTTTCTGCGCCTACACCATCAAATATACGAATTTCTGCAAGACCTTGAGACTCTAATGCAATCATAGTATTTAAGTGAGGATCTTTTCTATCTACTACAACTTTGTGGTCAAAACTATCCTCTAGCCATGCTTTCAATTCTTTGAGGCCGCCGAAGTCTACTACCCAATTCTTATTGTCTAGTTCTTTACATGCAAAAGTAAACGTAAATGCTAGACTGTAGCCATGCAGTAGGTGACAATGTGAATGGTCTGCATTAGGCTGACGAAAGACTGCTGATAGTCCGATGTTGTGACCGTAATGTTTTGTGCTGTAATGCATTATTTAATTCCCTCAAACCAAACTTTCAAACATTCATTATCAATACTTATACTTTCTTTTTCATCTGTTGTAAGTGCTTCACAAACCATATCTACACTTTCTTCAAACGAATCATAAAGATATTTAGCATCGTAAAGTTCTGGATAAACTAGACGATTAGGAACAACTGGTGTTGACTGTAAGTAAGATGCTTCTGCGATGCCGAAGCCAAAGTTTTCTTGTAAAGCATAGCTGACTGTACACTTTGATCTTCCTAGTAGTTCATAGTAAGCGTCTTTGCTCAGATTCTCTTCTTGTGTCTTAATAAACTTAGCATCAATGCCTCTTTCTTTAACTTTCTTTTCAAGTTCATCAAAGAGCCAAGGTTGCTTTTCATCACACACTCTGCCGTTGAACACTACTATATTTTCTTTTTGTAGTCCTTTAAACTTATCAAGACCAGAAAAATCGACAGGTAGACCAGAGACAATTAGTTTGTTAGGGTCAACGATACGCTTTTTGATAATGTCATTACGAATAAAATTACTCGCACAGAATACTTTGTCGCTAATATCAAACACAATATCTTCAAAGTTCTTTGCCCATCGTTCCATGTCACGAACAAAGTCTGTGTCTGTGAAACTACCTGCGTGAATGATACCTGTTATTCTAGGTTTCTTACGGCCGTAACTAAGAGAGAGAGTATGAAAATAGTTCATGTAGGCAATAGACTCAATGCCTGGGAACCAAAGGTCACTAAAGAAGAATACATCGCCATCATCAATCTGATTCTGTTCATATAATGCTGCTATTGTAGCCATCTGCATAGACTTGAATCTAGTAGTAAACGCAGCATTCAAAAACATACCTTCTGGGAGGTCAGCACTTTTTTCAGTGGGAAGTATTTTTAGATACTCTATGCCGTTATCTTCCAAGTAGTTTGTAATGTCTCTGTCCATATGAACAGTATAACGACCTTCGATATGCTCTAGGGGAACATAAATCAACTTACTCATTCTACTCTCCCGTAGTCGTCTTGTAGCCTAACAATATCATCTTCTCCAAGATAACTACCTGTTTGTATTTCTATAATTACTAAGTTTTCATCACCGTCGTTGATGAGACGATGAGGTTCTAACTTTTGAATCATGACATAAAAACCAGTCTTTATACTTGTCGAAAGATCACCTACTACTATCTTGCCGCTTCCTGCAGTAACTACCCAATGCTCGTTGCGATGGTGATGATATTGTAATGACAATCTTTGTCCTGGTTCAACTACAATCCGCTTGACTTGAAATCCATCGCCGTGATTTATAGAAGTATAATTTCCCCAAGGTCTGTCAACTCTTTTATTACGCATTGCTTAGTATTGCTCCGTTCTCATCATCTTCAAAGACTTCTACTTGTACTACTCGCCCTGGATATTCTGTTTCAATATACCCAAGCACTTCTTCTGCCATCATCTCACATGACATATAGTCTGCTTGCATTGCGCCAGATTCAAACAAAGCCTCAAGTTCACGCTTGAACAAAATGAATTCTACATCTCGGTCATTGTGACTAACTTCAAGGGTCACATAAAAATGAAAAATATGACGATGAGGATATTGAAGAAACTCAACACCCTTAAGGTCTTTTGCTGCTGGATATCTGTGTATGCCTTCTTTCTGAAAACTAACACGAATGTGTCTACTAGTTACTGGCATAGAACCACTCCGGTGTTTGTCGTTTAGTCCACTTAGCAAAGTCTTTCTTGTACATACGATAGTAGTTACGATAAGCCTCAACTACATTAGATAGTTTGGCATCGTCTGGCATTGCTTGTGGGATTACAGTGAGTTCACCTTCTGGAATATTCACTGGTACATTACATAGTATACTTTCTAATTTACTCTGTGTCAAGTGAATTTTACCATAGCGGTGAGTGTACTCGTGACACAAAGCAATCCATAGTTTGTACATGTATTCATAGTTTGCTCTAGTCGCCCTTGTCCATATACCGGAAGGGTGATTGATGTGTGATGCTTTGTAGACATCATTCTCAAGGACAGTATCGGCTAAACGCCACCGCTTGATGTTGCGGTTGTTGGCAGTTTTGTCCTGATACATTGTGCCGTCTAGCACACGATGAGCAGTGGACATGAGTTGAGCATACTCAATAATCATTTTTACCACATGCTTATCGCAATGCATTTGTGCCGAAACAACAGGGTCTTTATCTAGAGCAAATATGTTCATAACGAATGTTCCTTTAGTTTACCGTACCATGATAACATAGGAACTAGTGGGTGTCAAGACATAATGTTCTTAAATGTAGTCTCGAATTCTTCGTTGATGGTAGTCTCTTCGGCAAAATTTTGCTTGTGATATACCCTAGCCATTTTTCGGATGACTCGTTTGTCCAGAAATTCTTCTTCGTGCAGTTTATTCACAATCTCTTTGATGAGGTCACGTTCTGCATCCATTCGTGTCATTGAGTTAGACATTTCAACGATAGCGTTTCTTACTTTTTGTGCGTCCATAATACAATTCCTATAATAAATCAAAAACTAAGTGTAGTCTCATAAAATCCCAATTAGCATTAAGTGCTGTATGCCTCTTGAAAGTATTTGTTAAATACGCACTGCCGTCTGCGGGCATGTGTATAACTTCATTGTCAATAATCATCAAACAATCTTCATTCGTTTCTACTGGGACATGTATCCTTTTAGTTATATCGTAATGAAGGGTCATACATTTTTGACCAGGAAGTCCGATTATTCGGAATCTGCCTACATCATATTCTTCTGTTATTTCTTTGTATACCTGAGAAAGGTATGTGCCTAAAAGAGCTTCATTCAATTCAGTAAAATCTTTTTGCTGCGTTGCTTTTAAGTTAGACTCTTTTTTAAAAGATCCTACACCCTCGTACCAAAGATTTCTGTCTCCGATTTGACAAGTATGTTTCAAAGAAATTTGATTAGTTTCAGCATGGAGACTAATTTCATCTATAAGACTATAACATTCTTTTTTCAACAAATCAATATCAAAAGCGTATCTGAGTTTAGAATAATTACTCACCGAATAGAGCCTCTAATGAATTTGGTGCAACATCGCTTATAGGCATTGACTTCATAGTTTTGCCTAGAGCAGGATTGTTGTACCAATAGTTAAAACTTTCTCTATCTTTTACTGAATAGAGGCCGTTGTACTGATTAAATAATTTAATGGAAGAAGCATATGCTAACAACTTGTCTTTGTCTTTCACCATATTATTTAATTGAATCATAAAGTTTCTAATGCTTGCTGCTGCGAATGTTGCTCTTACTTCTGCCCACTTCTGAGTGTTGCCATATTTTTCTCCCCAAACACTAGCAGGATTATTCATCACTTCATGAAAAGTTACTAAGTCTATTTCTAAAGGATGAAGAGAGTTTATATCTTCGTATACTGCTAAGTATTCAGCCCCAGGATCTGCTTGCTTAGGAGTATAGCCGTCTAAACAATCATCGGCAGCTCTGTCCCTTCCAAACTTTACAGTAGACCCTGGCCCGTATGTCCTTTTGCCTGTCTTTTTACAAACATCACCTAACATGTAATACAGACCTGTCTCTACTCCCCTAGAGTGTGTAGTGCTATCATAAGATAAGTGAACATCTTCATACAATCCATTCTGTTGAAATATCAAATAAGGCAACATCCTTCGTAAAGAACCGACACCAAGAATATGTAGATTCATTTTTCCGTCCTCATCACGAATGGGGACTTCACTCGCAATATAAGCACGCTGAACATCTTCTAAGTTTCCCGTACCAAGAGCAGCAGCTCCCATTGCAATACCACCTAAGAGATGGTGTTGGTCTTTAGGTACAGTTTTGAGGATAATATCTGCCCACTCTAGATAAGTTTCAACATCATTGCCTTGCATAATAACAAAAGGCTTACACTTGCTACCAGTTCTCGTAAAAACTTCTAGTTGATTTTTTACATTCTCTCCAGTTTGTTTTGCGTATTTGTGAAAATTAACACGGTCAAACTTTCGACCAGTAGTATCATTTCTTTCTGATCTTCCAGTATCAGTTATAACCGGAATCTCATCAAAACACATTCCTACGTCTGCCCACTTAGCTTGATTCTCATATACTTCTTGCTTGAGTTCAGGAGTAACTGCCTTACCTACAGTAATAACTTGAAGGCCGCCAGAGTCAGCATGTATTTTATCTATATGACTAGCATACTTTTGAAATTTTTCTCCATAACTATGTTCACAAAAAGCATTATATAGCATAGAAAAAGTATGTCCAGTTTCTTCTTCTCTGAACATCTTCTCAAACATATTGTTTATCTTTGAAATTGTCTCAGGGTTATTAATCGTTTCCTCGTTAGCTAAACGAATAAAAGAAGTTCCTGATACTACATACTCTAAACTCATGAGTTTAACATATCCATAATAAGTTTTGCTTCTGCGATTGCATCATGTAAAGCATTGTGATTGATACCAGTTTTTTCTAACTTGCGCCCGAGAACAGAGGTCAATGTTCTCATATCGTATATATCCCAAAACTTCCAAGGCAACTTTCCTGTCTGCCATCCTAAAGCATATAAAGAAGATTCTAGAATAGTAACATCGAAGCTCGAACCGTTGCCCCATATAGGAATAGACTTGTCACCATAGAAAGTAACAAACTTATCTATAGCTTCGTCTAGTGGAACTGGGTCTTTTTTCCACGAGTCAATAGCTTCCTTAGGTTGAGTTGCCCACCAAGCTACAGTCTCTTTATCTATGTGAAGTCCTGCCTCTTTACATGTAATAGGATCAACATTGATAAAAAATTCTTCTAGAATTCCATCTTGCAGATTGAAAGCTACTGCACCAATAGAAGTGATACAAGAGTTAGGACGAACACTAAGTGTCTCTAAGTCTACAACTATTTGTCTATCAGAAGGCTTTATCCGCATAGTTGTTCCTGTATTTGAATGTTGTGCATAAACTCGTTACGCATAGCAGGATCAGTCTTTAATCGTCCCTTAAGGACAGTAGTTTGAGTTGAACTGTTTGAAGAACGAATGCCACGATTCTCACAACAACCATGTCGAGCACGAATGTATACGCCAACCGCATCTGATTCTGTAAGGTTGACTATCTCTTCTGCAATCATTTCAGTGAGTTCTTCTTGTAAGTGTCCTCGCTGAGCTAGGTGTTGCGCTATGCGAGTGTACTTAGACAATCCGATAACATTCTTGCCTGGCAAGCAAGCAATATAGCAGATACCAGACACAGGTTGATGATGATGAGAACACATGCTGCGAATGTCAGACCTAACAATAATAAGTTGATCGTATTTACCGTCGTTAGGAAATGAAGTTACTTTAGGTGATGGATCATAACGACCTGCCATTATTTCATTCACATACATCTTAGCTAAACGTCTAGCAGTATCTTGACTGTTAGGATCGTTTTCAGTGTCAATAATAAGACTGTTAAGCACACTCTCAAATTTTTCAGTAAGTTCTTCTATGAGTCTGGGCTTCTCGTCTGGATATATGAATTGAGATATATTATCAGACGCAAAGAAGCGTTTGCCTGCGTTTTTTAGTCTTGCTTTAATTACTTCACTTATCATTTTTTAATATCCCATTATCCCAATTACGGGCTGCGGACTCAACGTAATGTATACTTTTGTTTGGAAACTCTGTTGTTGCAACTTTTTTTTCATTTTCATAAAAATCAACAACATACATTGTATCTGGACCATCGTTGCCGTTGCCAAAAAATGGAACTTGTCTTATAACGCTGCTCTTTCTCATCTCTATCATTCTGCCTCCCATGGAAAGACTACCCATTCATCAACATTATATAACGCTTGACCTACAATGTCAATACCCATATCGTTTCTTTTATTTAGCAATACTGCTCGCTTGGCTTCTGGTGCTAGATTGGCAACATCTTCCATCGTGATACCACTATCACAGATGTCGTCAATAAACAACGTAGTGCTGAGATTATTTTCAATAATAGATTCAGCGTCTTGTATCAATCCGTCTCGTGTTTGCCAAGTGACAGGCTCAAACGGAACATTAAGCATGTGAGATACTATAACCCCGGGAATCAAGCCGCCTCGTGTTATCCCTACGACCTTAGTAATACCCAAATGTTTAGCATCGTTCGCAATATCTAAACAAAGCGCATCAATGTCCATCCAATCTACATAAAGTTTGTGATCTCTAAAGTCCATATTAAGTTCCTATTTGATTACCATAAACATAACAATGATTTCGAGTAGCTACTCTGTACCCTCT